GGATTAAGAATAGCACCATACAGGCTGTTCAGGTTAATTTTCTTGACTAACTGACGCTTGTCCCAATATTCCTCATCTTCTGGCGTGGTGCATTCTTTTAAACGTGCTTGCATGTCTTTACGTTCAGCATACCAGCGTTTTAACAAACCAGGAATGACTGCTTCCTTCTCATAGGTAAAGATTGTACCGTTAGCGGTGATCATCCAGGGACGATTTGAATCAAATACAATTTTCCACACGTCTGCAGCACTGTGAACGCTCTCTTCGCCATCTTGCCAGTCTATAGTGATCTCTGTGCCAGGTTCGGTATTCATGACCGCCGTGTATTCCAATGAGCCAAATAGTCCTTCCCAGGCTGCCGCAAAACTGCTTCCGCTACGCATCTTGTCTTGGATATAGCGTTCAGTCATGATGGGACGCAGTTGCCCTACAATGGTTTCAGGTCCCATGTTTAGTGCGCGAATTGCCGACGGATACAAGCTGTTGATGTCTATGCTTCCCACATATTCGTGTATGCCCTTGCGCGGATAGGCCACATAGGCACCTGCAGCCTGTGTGTCCTCATCTGAGTATCGTTCTTTGCGATTGGGCACCACCATGCCACGTTCGTGCGCTTCATTGATAATGGCCTGTTCGGTCACAGCCACAGCGCCCATGGTGGTCTGTAGCAACACAGTGTTTTCATGCGCCAAGGTGTTGGCTAGATCCAAGAACTTGAGTTTTTTATCCAGTTTGGCCAGGATCATGGTATCTTGTCTATTGTATTCAATAAAACGTTTGAAGTTTTGATTGTACAGTTGATCTAAGGTACCTTCGAATACTGTTTTGTTTTCTTGCAGTTCGTATTCGGCAATGGCATCTAAACTGTAACTGTGTCGTTCTTCATAGGTGTACTTGCGATACAACTGCATATAATCCATGTGTACCCGACCAATCAAATCGTAAGTTTGGCTAGTAGCTCCAAAGCGTTCAAACTCTCTGGGCTTGGGATATTGATTCCACAGACACATGCGCCTGGTGTCATCCTTGCTTAACACCCTGGTAATACGATTTACAGTGTAGGGAATATCATAGCCTTCACTGTTCCACCCCGACAATGCGTCAGCATCTTCGATCAGATCTAGGAATGTTTTTAACAGGTCGCCTTCGTCGGTGAACACCACGGTGTTGGAAAACTCGCTAGCAATTTCTTGTGCAGTTTCTGCGCTCATGTGCTTGGGCGGGACCACTAGAGTAACCATTTGATCTAGCCATTGTAAATACACACTGATGGCAGTGATAGGATTGAACGGATCTGTAGTTGGACTAAATCCACGTTCAGGATCAAAGTCCACCTCAATGTCGAAAAACGCCACGTTGAGTCGAGGACCGTCTTGACCTTTGTAGTTTTCTTCCAAACAACGAAAGATGGGGTTGATATCACTCTCGTACAGTTTCTTTCCTGACTGTATGCGGACTTCTTTGCGAAATTCTTTATTGTTTCTGCTGCTGAATCTGCTGACTGGCGTGCCAAAGATACTGGTAAATTTACCTCTAGGATCTTCGTAATAGAAAACATAGTTGGCAGGATATTCTTGATACCGGCGTTCGCCATCACGCCGTTCAACTACATGTATACGATCGTGTTCACGATCAAAAAGTGCGTCAATATAACTCAAACTGTTCTCCAAGTATGGCAGGGTGGCCGTGATTCATGTTCGTAATGTGAACGACTCTAAAAATATTTATAGCAATATATGAACCTTGACAGAATATTTCTTCAAGGTCTTGATCAGTTCTTTTAATTTTTGTTTGTGTCCTGGTACAAAATATCCCAATGGAAAATCTGCAAAGCTTCGGTTTTTATCTGTGCCATGTTGGGTTAACCAATCTGTAAAATCTTGACTGTTATAAATTTCTTGTCTAAAGTTTTCCAACAACATATTTGCATCCCCATTGGTTCTCATATGACCACGAGTGTCCCAACTGGTTGGGGTATCTTGACATTTAAAACTTTCCAGCAAAGTTTTACCTAGTATGTGTCCGCCCATAATTAAGTCTGCTGGCTCGTAACTGTGATATTGCCTAAGAGGAAAAATGTCATAACTCAATCCCATACCATTGCAGATTGTCCACACTTCGGTGCGAGATTTTCCATATTTAATTTTAACATTGGTCGAAAGATAGTTTTCTAACGCATGCACCAAAGAATTTAACTTTTGTAGTATTCTGTCTACATCCGTGACATTTTGTCTTGGATATCTTAGATCCCATAAATCAAGACAACTGTTTGTAAAGTGTCTGTGTAGTCTATTCATAAGTTCCTGATCTACTGTATCAAAATTTTCTGGCAGTACTTCTGGATATGGAAAATCTGTAACAGCAAGTTTTTCCACAGTATCTTTTAAAACTTGATACTTACTGAAAACATCTGTGGTCAACGGCCTAGGAATTTCTATGGGCGACATAAGCGACGTAGATCTTTCTGGACTGTTTAGCATCACTGCATACTGCCATGCTCGTGATCCAGGATTCTCTATAAGATCAAACTCGATTACGTCTGCTGTCTCATTTGTTTCTAAGTCTACAAATGTATATACAGCGCGAGACATTACAAAGTTTTGCCCACTGTGACTAAAATCTGCTCCAACAGTTCATGATCCTGTTGCTCACGGCCAAATTCACTTTTGTGTGCCAATTTAATAGCTTTCTTGAGGATGTTGGGTTTGATATCTAGTTCTTCAGCAATGGCCTTGACGGTGTCGTTGAGTCCGCCTGTAAGTGTTTCAATTTCGTGCATGACCTGCATGCCTTCGTTGATGACCTGATTTAATTTTTTAGTTTGGTCTGCTGAAAATACTCTATTGTTTGACATATAGTTCTCCTGGATAAGTCCTACTATTATACAGTAATTATTGGATTTGTCAACGATAATCTGGCAAATCTTAATTAGTTAAAATTTCCTTCAAACCATACATCCGGCAGTGTTTTTATTTTGGCAATAAGGTCTAAAGCATGTGCTCGATCAGGGTGCAATAGATCAAGTACATTTTGATTACGGAATTCAGCCTCGGACCATGTGCCCCAATTGTTTAATTTTGAATATTCAACTCGGTCTACATCATAACTTTTGCACAAGTGATAAAACTCAACCATCTCTTGATAGTTAGCCGCTTGCACGATCATTCTGGTTTTGAATTCAAACCCAAGCATGCGTTTTTTGTTTTGTAAAAACTCTAACGCAGTCAACATGTTGGTCCATAATCCGCCACGTCTAACTTGTTCGTACGTGTCGGCACAAGCTGCATCAACAGATATTGTGATGGCTTTAATGTTGGATTCTAGATGTTCAATACGATACCAATTTTTTTCAGCCAACAACCCATTGCTGTGTAAACTCAAAGCTAGGTTAGGAAAATCTTTAGCTGATAAATTACTTAAAAAATTTATAAGCATGGGACTAGCAAACACTTCACCAGACCCGCTGACTGTTAAATTTATGTAAGTTTCAGTCGGCTTAGAAAATATATTTTGATATATCAACCGACCAATTGCTTCTTGTTTAGCTATACTAGCATCGTCGACTTTAATTATTTGAGTCCTACAACTGGGACAACTCAGATTACAAGTAACATCACCGTGTAATGCAATTTCATATGGCATAGCATACCGACTAGAATCTTCTAGTTGCCAGGCCACATTTGGTGGTACAGTATCCAAAGTATTTAGACCATTGTTGATAATTAAGGCGCAAACCTTCTCATTACAGTAGGTGTAAGTACCATCTATAATTGTTTGTCTAATACTCTGCGCAACCGGCGACGACAACATTGAATCCAATGTCTGGGTTAAAATATTTCCAATGCGAGTGTTGCCCCATCCTGGGCAAGGACAAAGAAACACTTCCCCAGTATGATCAATGTGTATGTTAATAAAAGGACTAAGGCAATACTGACCCTGAAATTGTTTTTTGGGAAATTCTACAGTGGACAACAATGGAAATGTCTTGCCCATTGATTAAAGAGTTTTGCCCATTGTGACCAAAAGCTCACAGTCAAATTCACTTTTGTGTGCCAATTTAATAGCTTTTTGGTCTGCTGAAAATACTCTATTGTTTGACATATAGTTCGTCTAAGTAAGTCTTACTAGTATACACGAATATTTAAAAAAAGCAAGGCCGTTTAGGTAAAGCTCACTTCAAGGATGCCCTCGGGCACGACTCCTACTATCATCCTTGCCCAGCAGCCGGGCACACACACCGCTTTATAACAGCAAACGGTCCTAAGGTGTGTTCTTTAAACAGGTGAGTAGGGCAGTACAGGACTGTCATCTTCACCTGTGCGTTCTGGATATACTGGGTATGGATTCATTCTATGTTAGTTCCGCGATAGAACCACGAATCGTCACCGCCTGCTGACCATTTGGCCCGATTCTCCACACAGTAGACGTCGGTTGGTATTTTAAAGTCGGGAGTTTTTAACTGAGCTGGGACCAGACTCACATCGTACCATAGGCAACGATTGTTGGGTTGACATGCAAACTGTCCATTGTCTAACCGAATAAAGTTGTAGCTCTTGTGTTCCTGCACACCTTCGCTGAATGAAACATCTAGTCTGTTGTGATCGGGACTAGCAAAGTCTATGGTAAACAGGTATTGTCCAAAATGGAAAGCCCGGTCTTTGCCATAGTACTTGACCTTGAGTCCACGCAGGTTTGATTTTTCCAGCACTGCTATGTCATAGCCCAAGCAGTCCCAGATCTGCAAATGATCCAGTTCAAGATCTTGATCAGGATCAACGGGTTTCCAAACGTAGGCTGAGATTGGCAACTTGTCGTACAGGGCGCCGTATTCGGTCAGCATGCACTCTATTCTAAAGGCCTGACCTTTGATGGCTTTGGCAGTGACCCAATAGCAGGGCTCAAGTTCTCCGTGTCCCCGTTCGTGATTATACAGAAACTCTCGCCGCACAAAACATTTGACAGGAGGTATATTGGCTATCAAGAAACTCATGCAATTACTTACCAGCTACAAACAGGTTGGCTCCATTATTGAAGCTGGGGCTAAAAGGACTGTTTCCAGCCACCCCGCCTTTGGCCTGGCTCCAGGCGTATCCAGCCCGATGGCCGCTACAATCTTTGGTGCAGGGACTGCCCAAGAAACTGAGTTCATTTAGATTTTCATCAAGGAAGGTCGCTGCAAATGCCTTGCACAGGGCGTGTATTTTGGGGTTGCGAGTGATTTCAATGTGATATCTTTTGTCATTAAAATCTTGTGTAGGGTCTTTGTAACCGGCGTACACTTTATGCACACCCACTTGATCTACTAGATCGCTACAGTTGATGCCGGACCGCTCGTCCATGACCTGTGTGCAAGGACTACAAGTTGTGATAATAATACTACCAGCCGGTATCTCCCCAAAACGGGCTTCGTAGCTGTCGATGGCCGCTCGTTCACCATGAACACGTCGACCATCCTGTGTGGGATAGTTGATGCCCACCACACAGTTGTTGTCAGGATCCAGCACTGCGGCAGCCACTACACCAAGATTGAGTTTTTTCTTGTATTGGCCTTCTACCACCATTTCACAAAGACGCACAAGAATCTCGTCTAACTTGTCATGGTTGGTAATTTGAAAGTCGCTAGCTCGCATGTTTATTTTTTGCTTTTGTTACCCCAGTTGGCGGCACCTTTTTTACGACACTGAACAAG